TCGACGCAATCATCAATGTAGCAGTAGGAACGTGTTTGCAATCCGTCGCCCCAAACTTCGATCTCGTCGACGTCCTTGGCCAGAGCAATCTTCCGACAAATCGCCGCCGGTGATTTCTCGCGTCCACCGTCATAGGTGCCCAACGGACCAAAGATGTTGTGGAAGCGTACGACGCGCGTATCCAGGCCGAAATCCTCGGTGTAGTGCCGGCAGACGCGCTCCATGTAGAGCTTCTCCCAGCCGTAGCCGTCTTCAGAATCAGCCGGATAAGCGTCTTCCTCTTTGAGCGGCGCAGCATCGACTTCGTTTTGTTTGAAGCCCGGATAGGCGCAGGCGGATGACGTGTAGAAGTAGCGCTGAACTCCCTGTAACTTCGCCGCGTGGATCGTGTTGAGGTTGATGAGAGTGTTGTTGCGGACAATGGCGGCTTTACCGTGTGTGATATAGCCAATGCCCCCCATGTCAGCCGCTAGACCATACACTTCATGCACGTCACCCACTGCGTCAAACGCCTGCATCCAGTCGCGGAGATCCGCTGTCTTCCATTCGTCGAATTCGTGAATCGAGCGATACTCAGGAAGGCGAATATCCACCCCTCTCACCCAGTAGCCGCGCGCACGGAGATAGGCTGCAAGATGCCCACCGATTAGACCACTTGCTCCGGTTACACATACTCTCACTTGTGGTGTTAGTGTCATACAAACCTCGCACTCTGTGCTAAACATGCCATTGCTTGAGCCAGTAGCCAAGCCGCTTTATTACGATGAAATACCATTGCTTCACTGAATCCCGCTTCACCACAGGCGACCGCCACATCCTTATTGATAATCGCACGAGCAAAGAAGGTCATAGCGGCTTCATTCCACTTCTGCCTAATCGCCTGTCTCATGCCCGCCATGACACCCTGCATAAAGGGCGGAATAGCTACGATGTCTTCAGGTTCATTCATTGCTTCACCTCCACCTCTCCCCTCTCCCAATTTACCACTTGCCAGCCTTTGCTCGCGATGTCTGATTCGTCCAGCGTACCTCTATATGGACCACCAAACCACGGCGACGGGCAAACAACCTGCTTATCATCTCCATCTGAGAGAATCGCCGCCATGAGCGAGAAGCTGGAGTTAGCAATGATGTAATGCCTGCATGTTTTGAGCGCGCGGAAGTCGTCCAAGTCGTCCGCTTGCTGCGAGTACTCAACGCGATCTCCGAAGAGTTCTCTAGCGGCGTCGAGATCATCACTGAATACGAGAAACTTCTGATTGCTTCCAAATAACTTCATCGCAGGCTCGTAATAATCCAGCGCCATGCGTGGGTGGAAAGCATTTCCTTCCGGCTTGTACTTCGTGGGAGACGCGCCATAATCTCCGGCGCGAAAATGTACCCCGCAGTAGTCATTTATAGACCGCCCACCCTTCATGCGAAAGTACCAGCGCACTTCATCAATCGCGTGCTCAAAATAGCGTTCGGATTGAAAGTGGCCTAATAGAGAAACGCTATGGCCTAGAACCACATCCTGATAACCAAAAGGCACGCCATACTCGGGCAATTCAGGACCAGTGTAGATCGGGAGCGGGTTGACGAAACGATCCTGAACCTCGACGATATCCGTCTGTCCAAAGTTGAGTGCGTCCGTGTTGCGCCAGTAGGGGAAAGCGAAGTCAAAGCTATTGCGACGCGCGATACCTATGGACGAAGCTATCTGGAACATTTGATTACACAGTCGTCCAAATGATCCGAGTTTGGCGAAGGTGACGAAGCTGCTCATTTACTGGTCGCCTGCGGGATTACGGTCGAATTAAAGTAAGTCACGCCATCCCAGCCCATTGCAACCGCCTCCGCGTGAAGCTCACTCGCGATCTTGATGGCGTGCTGCTCATCTCTGGCCCATGTATACACGTCAATACAATTCCACGTTGGCTTATTCGGCCAAAGTGCAAAGTCTGTAGTTGCAATGCGCCAATACGCCGTTGTGTTAGTAGAATATTCATCACTATTTACCTTCAACACGTCTCCACTATAAGCAACAATGACAAGAAAGGGTCGCAGTCCTTTGTCGTAGAGATCGAAAGCGATATCAACTTCATATTCCGTGATATCCCCACCTGACGCTGCGGCGATCTGTGCTCGCTCCTCAGTCGAGTAGACGCCAGAGACGTTTCGATCTGAGTACTCGCCAAATTCAACTATGTAAACTTTCACGTTATATTCTCCTGCAACCATGCGCGATTGAAATACAACTCCGCGCTACTTAGACCATCTCCGATAATCTCAGGGAAGAGGTGGCGATACTCATTCGCAACCATCAGAACGTTCCCAGTGTGGACCAGCAGGAAAAACCCCTTCTCAATCCCTAACTCAACCGTGTTGCGATACGTGCCTGCGCCGTCAGGATTGAACGCAAGCACGTCCGGTAGATAGGAGGAGTCAATCTCGATGATGATGATTTTAGGCTTAGCCCGAAGGCCGCGAAACACTTGAAAGTCGGCTCCGTCTAAATCGAGAGAAAACACATCACAGTCACCACTAACGAATGCATTTATATTTATCGGATCAACGTGACAACACTGCGATCTCACTAACGGATACGTGGCCCAATTCTCACAGCACTTCTGATATAAAGCGTAGTCCGATTCAACAAAGAGCACGCGCCACCCCTGTTCAGCCAAGAGCGCGGTATTACTGCAAAATTGACCATCGTTACTTCCGGCCTCAAATGCAATACCCTGAGTAATGTCCATGCGTCGTAAACATTCCTCTAAAATCCCCTCTTCCCGATTCTGGCTAAATTTATAATTGCGCCCGTACGTCTCTAAAAAGGTGAGCATAATATCCACCAGCATCCTTTCCGGGAGGAGTAGTCAACGCTTTTTCTGTATCCCATTTCAGTATATCTAAGCGGCCTTGAATGGTTTTGTAACGCAGTCCCGTCAGATCCGACCACTCTTTAAGGGTTTTGGTTTGCCCGGCGTAAGTCACGAGTCTGTTAGTACGTTTATTGAGGTTGTTTTCGGCATGAGTTACCCAACGGCAATTTGACGGTTCGTAATTACCATTGTTATCCCTACGGTCTATCTCCAGTCCTTCCGCCCAGCCATTAGCAATAGCCCACGCATGAAAAGTCTTGAAGTCACGCCACTCTGTACAAATAGAAATACCACGCGCGCCATAATTGCGATAATGCGCTGCTTTCGGATTCGTACAGCGTTGGACCATACTGTCCCAACTTGAATAGATTGGAGTGCCTCTTAACCCATGATACGAGACATGGAGATACTTGAGACAGCCACAACTTCTCGTGTGACCTCTTGTGATATTGTTCTTTAAGGCAGTGAAGATTTTACCGCAAAAGCATTTAACGTTATACGTCTTCATGCGTTGTCCGCACGGCGTTAAGTGGGGCGTTGATTCTGAGAGTATTTCAAGTTCGTTCATAGTCTAATTATGCGGGCCACTCCCAATCGCGCAAACGATGATGCGAAAACAACGGACTCGGATAATCATCTCCCGCATACTCCGGCAACTTCTCATAAATGAATACAGGCGAACCGCCACGATTGTACACGCTCGGCCAATAATGAAGGCGCAAACCTTCACGATACGCCATCGTCGTCAGAATCGCCTGATCATGTCGATTCTCCTGAAACTCAGGATGATTAGCCGCGCGGCTGGGTGAGTCGTCAATCAGTCTCCCGCCTTCAAATAAACACCACTTGAGCCACTCGGCGACGAAGGTGCGCGAGTAGTCGGATACTCGGAAGAAGATGACGGAAGCTTGGACTTGCTTGTTGAAGCGATCCCATGTTGAGTGATAATCCATCGCATCTACTAAACTTGAAGCGGTACTCTTCAACCACACCTCGTCCACAACATCCCGCTTGCACCATGCATAGTGCGGCCAGTTATTGCCGAACAGAAACACGTCCTGATCCATCCGTTCGATGATGTGAGAGACGGGAGCGATGAACTCGACTCCGGCGTCTGAATAGATGAGAATGTCGCCGTCAGATAGGGAGCGCATCGACTTCTCAATGATATATGGCTTCCATGCCCAGTAACCAAGCCCGCGTGGTTGTGATAGTAATACCTCGTTGTGCTTATAGAACGTGGTCTGCTTTAGTCCTGTACCACGACGGCGCGAATGATTAGAGGGTTTATCATGTGGCCAGTAGCCGACATAATCAACGCCCTGAATCGTTGCGCTGTTCATGCACAACACAGCCGCACGGTTCATGCTGAAATCAGAGAAAGTGACGAGATGAGTGGTCATGGATAGTCGCTCATAGATTTTTGTTCAGCGGCGGGCCCGTCAGGCGGTGTCGTGTCGTTGGACTCTTCCGTATACTCAATACCTCTCGCATCCAGTTCCGCCTTCACGTCATCGACTAACGCAGCGGTGATATAAGTGAACAGTAAAGGACCGTCAGGCTTCCACCCCTTGTTTTGAATCACGTCGCGCTCAATCTCGTGAGCAGCGTGTAAATCTACTTCACGCTTAAATATCAACTTGCTCATCCCACCCTCTCCCGCAAGGTAATCACAATCGGCTTCCCTTGTTCATTCTGGACTTCCAAGTCGAACATTTCATCGAGATAATCCACCTTGACTAGAAGCGGCTCGTCACGCTTGTGATCTTGCAACGTGAACGTCTGGTACGTTAGATACTTTCGCTCAGGAGTGTACTGAGTGCCGCTGTCGGTTAATCCCGTGTACTTCGTCATCTCGACTCATGCCTTTCTAGGCCAGCGATGCGCGAACCAATTAAATAGCCAGTAGGAGAACTTGCTTGGTTTCAGCAGTAAAAGCGGGCTACGCGCTCTTTCATTCCAGTAGATAGCGATTTCACCACCTGAACCATCAGGATTTCGACCACGCCCACCCATGACGATCATCTCAACTTCTCCCCATCCGCTTGAACAACGATAGCAAGCATCTCTTCACGGTTCATATCACTTACTGACTCATCAGGAAAAAGCAATACGCGCCCGTCCGACATTTTACGCGCACGTGGCTTACGGTTGAGCCATTCAGTCGGATCAGCGGCTAGCACCGTCTCCCATTCGTAAAGCTGGGCGCGAGTGTGATTATAAATAACAGGCTCATCGCTCATTGCATTCTCCGGTCAGATTCCATAAATATCTCAGTGTAATCATCAATCGCCCCCTTCTGCCAGATCGAACTAACCCTTGGACGTTGGTAGGCGATCATGGGCGCAACCACAAAGGCGTTTAACTGCGGCAATACTTCACCTAGATATTGATCAAACATCTGCACGTTCAAGCCCGGTTGATGCTCCAGCAGCCACTCCACCACCTTACGATTAAAGGCTACGCAATGCGTCGTCCAAGCGGCGTAGACGCGAAACAAATGCTCGCTCACGCGCTCCGGCCACGGCTCCCCATTGTTCCAGCAGATAAGATTTGCGCCGAGGTAAAGGATGTCCCATTGCGAGGGGAGTTCAGTGAGCGCAAGATCTAAGTGGGAGAGATCGCGGAAGATGCAGTCTTCTTCGAGGAGGAGGAGAGTTTGCGAATCTGACGCGAGAAAGTCTCGAAGTATCTGTCGCACTGAGCCGCTGAAGCTCTGATGCCGGCCGAGGATCTCCTTGTCGTCGATCGGGAGTGCGGTGCACTTAAAATAGTTGTTGAGACCGACACGCGCCAACTCCTCCTGAGCGAGACACCACTGTACGTCGTCAGAGGTAAGCACTACTTTGCGTTGAAAGAAGGACCACACGCTCATTTGCTCATCCACCAATGAAAACATACGGCAGTCAGACCTACGTCCCAAAAGAAACCCAGAACATCAAAGACCAGCCAACCCCGCGATGGTCCTAGTATAAACTTGGACGCATCAAGCTTCCCGCTCATACCAAACGCTTGCGAAGCTGCACAGATAGCCATAAGAAATGCTCCACACGCACTGAGTATCGCCATCGTCAGAAATAGATGCTTCATTGCAATATCACCGTCGGCTCCGGCACGATCAACTTACTCCCCCGCAACAATTCCGATTGCTCCTCGGTGAGCGGCTGAATGGCCCAGTTGACTTGAGCGGAAGTCGCAATGAAACAATACTCCTGCCCGCACTTGAGGCAGCGTATCGGCTTCTCATGCGGCGCGATGACGACAGAGGCTCGCAGATCGTTTAGCACGCCGGGCTCGGGTGGAGTCACAGAGAAGCGTTGACTGCACTTGGGGCAGGTGAAGGGGAATTTGTTATCGCTGCTCATTTAAACCTCTCTGCTCGTTTCATCTTTGCTTCCCGATAAACATCTCCCGCTATAAACCCAACTCCTGAAACAATCACGAACTTGATCCAAAGTCGCCAGTCAGGATTAGCGGTTCCGAGATGGCTCCAGTAAGCAAAGACGCCACCATTGATTAGACTGATAATCCTACTGACCCAGATCATCTTCTCTCACTCTCTAAACCCGTTAGTAATCGCTCCGCGCGCCGCTGCCTTCTTTGTTCGCCGTCACGCTGGCGTTTGCATAAAACGCAGTAAGACCCAGACTTAACGTCACGACGCCACTCCGGAAAAGCATGAAGCCCTTTACGGCAAGTCGTAAATTCGCCCCTCGTCATCTTACGTTCATGCGAGCGAAGTAAACTCGCTCCTGATTCCCCGCGTCTCAGACGTTTGAAGATTGTGAAGCAGTCAAGACTCGCCTCTCTAGCCCACTCGGACACGCATTTAGTGATACCGTCAATAGTAACTAATCGATTACTACGCCTATTGATCGCCTGCTCTGAACAGGTAGCCCACTTACAATTTTCTGGCTCATAGTTCCCACTATTGTTTAAACGTTCAATAGAATAATCTGCCGACAGGCGGGGTCCCATATCTGCAAGAAAGTTCTGAAAGTCTTGCCATCGCTCACAAATCGTAATTCCACGTGCGCCATAAAGGTAGTAACGGTTACTGTTGGGGTTAGTACAGCGCTGGATCATTCTTTGCCATGACTTATACTCCAGCGATTTCCGGCCTCTACATGCGTGGCCATGCGTCAGGGGAACACCTAATTTAGAATTTATACTCACTTTGATTGTTCTAACTGGCCCACGCGACGCTGGAGATCGCGAAGCTCACCACGGATTATCACGAGGCTGATTATCAACAGTATTAAGATCATTGCGCAGCCCAGCATCGGCTCATACCACGGCGCATATCTCTCTCGCTCACTCACAACGCTCCTCCCTTGGCGCTGGTTACGTCTATTACCCGTGCTTCACGAATGTTTTCGTATTCGTAATCCGTGCGCGCTTTCATTAACCGCTTAGCAGCGTTCGCGTCACCTGTCCGAGCACGTAACAGTAGGGCTTCCTGCCCTGTTTCTAAGTCCTGATAAACTTCCCACTCCTCATCTAGTATCTTAAACAAAGCCAAGTAGCTCGCATCTTCCTTTGCGGGAGTTGAAATATCGTAATAAGTATCATCCGACTTGCGATTACCGTAAACTAAGATCCTCATCACTTCTCACCTCGCTCCTTCCGCGCGCCGTTCGTCTCCGACTTACTCTCCTTGATGTGTCTTTCAGCCGCGATAACCATCTCCGCTGATACCGAGCGTCGATTCTCTCTTGCGAGTTTCCGCATTCCGTTCAGTACCTTCACAGGGAAGTAGATATGCGCGTCTTCCGTCTCTCGCTTCATGGGAGTAAGTTATCCTAAACTTCTCCTTGCGTCAAGAAGTTATTTGCTAGTAGGATAACGAACATGGCAAAGACGACTCCACTCGAACGTGAACTCTCCTTACTCTATCGCTGCGAGATGCAGACAGGACTCCTGGCTGCGCCTGTGGTGCGTCAGTTGATAGCATGGGAGGAGGCGAGATTACCAGATGCGATCTCACGCCCGCCTATGTGGGTGGAGTTTACGTGGCCTGTAGATGGAGACGTGGATTTGAGGGGCTACTGGAGAGATCTAGACCGCCACCGCTACCACAAAACACCTGCACTGATCTGAGCCGAGACACTCAGGATTTGGTCCACCGGGTAGATCGTCAGGACTACTCGCGGTCTGCCCGTCATCAGCCGCACAGGGCTCACAGACATTCGCATCGAGTAGGGCCGATTGCTCATAACGCTCAATGTCGTCAGCCCGCTCCTTCATCTCATCTGTGCGGCCAATGTTAATGACGCGATTAGCGAGACCACGAGCAGCGCGATCGATGTAGCTCACTGAACCATCCGCCATTTCGCTCTCTACGGCGCTCAACAGCTCTTTCCCAGTTAATCCGAGCAGGGAGTAGCGCGTAGTCGCATCAATGATTCTGGCTTGAACGTCGTTGGCTACACGGCTACCTGTGAGAGAGGTTAGATCGTCCAGTTCATCGAATTCGTCTTCAGCGGCGGCTTTAAGTGATTTAATGCCGTTCAACTCAGCTACAACTAACATTCGGCCCTGTTTGTGGACTTTGATGAGACGATCTCTCAGGTCGCTGTAGGATTCTTTTGAAGGGGATAGAATTAACTCATGCAGATTCTGAGGGGTTAACTTGCTGATACCTGAAAGACCGTCTGTGATCAATTCCTCTCTCAGTGAGAGAAGAATCTTGCTGATTGCTTCCTGAGACGACTCCTGAGCTTGAGCCACGCCTTTGACGGCAATCTTCTCATGCTCCTTCGGTTCACGGGAGAGGGTGAGGCCGTCCCATTCGAAGGTGGACTTTGTTTCGAGATGGTTGAGGCCAAGGTGAGTGTAGAAGGCGGTTGCTTTAACTTCGCCATGCTCATCGATAGCCTTCTGCCAGAATCGCGCCAAGCGCAACGCGCACGCCGCTTGCAGTTTTAAGTTTAACGTCTTTTCTCGCAGACTCATGTTAAAATGGACGAGCCGCGACGGTGGTCCAAACCGTACACGGCTCTAACATAATCAACCTGTTCAGGAGGTTTAGATCATGCCTGCTCCAGAATTTACCACGGAAGAACTTAGCATAGAAAGATGGTTGCCCGTTGTCGGCTACGAAGGATTCTATTCCGTCTCGGATTTGGGCCGCGTGATGCGAATAGGCCGCTCGCCAAGATGTAAGAGAGATCGCTTGCTTAATCCGAATGATGCGGGTTCGACTGGTTATCTTAGTGTGTCCCTGTCTGTTGATAATAAGCGCAAGGGCGTTGACGTTCACCTGCTCGTGATGGCCGCTTTTGTTGGCCCGTGCCCGGAAGGACACAACGTCAATCACAAGGATAACGTCAAGACTAATAGCCGCCTGTCGAACCTTGAATATCTTACGTTCAGCCAGAATACGCAGCACGCTTTGGCGCTCGGCGCAATGGCGACTGGCGATCGTAATCCGTCTCGACTTCATCCTGAGAGATTGCCGCACGGCAATGATCACTGGACACACAAACGCCCTGAAACCATTAAGCGCGGGGAGCAAAGATCGGATGCTATACTTACCGAAAACGGAGTTAGGGATATACGAGAGCGCGTTGCGTCCGGCGTTATTACGCAGAGAGCAATTGCGAAAGAGTACGGAGTATGCGCCGGGACTATTAGCTGGATAGTACTGCGTAAGAGCTGGAGACATGTTTAAGCTCGGGGAGAGAAATCTTTCATCTGTCTTTCCAGTTCGGCGAGAAGGTGATCTATATCTGCCGCCATCTTCGCAGGTTCAGGCGTGACCACAGGTGGCGGCTCAACGGTTCCGTCCGCAATAGTTTTTATGCGATCAATTGTCATTGGCGTTGAAGTTGAAGGGATCAGGTAGATCTCACCTTCAGGCAGAGGTTCTTTACCAACGGAGGTAAGAAACTGATTGATAGTAATCACACCCGCGCGCACCGCCTCAACCATACGCGAGTAGAGTTCTGTTCTATCGTCTTGAAGTACTCTGACTTTGGTTATATCAAAGGAAATGCGAGAGCCTTTAGTATTCTCCAGTTCAGGCAACACTTGCCACGTCAAATCCTCAGACAAATGATTCTGAATCGGGATGATCACGTTCTCATAACCCTGTTGTCGCGCCTGTTCGTAAGCTGCTCCATAGTGGCCATTTTCCAGTCCGACGATGTACTGCAACACGATCGCTGGAATCCCGGTCACGCCTGCAATGCGCGATTCGGGTACATTGCGCAACTTGCTCAGATCGAGTTCGTCCGGGCTGAAAGAGAGTTTAGTGGCTTCAATTGGAACCGGATTCACCATTGGCGTGTTAGCGTTGTCACCTGTGGACAACTGAATCCAGCGCTGCTTGATATGCATGGCCTGTTCCGCTGAAACATTCCCACCGTCTTTAGGCGAGAGCAGGTACTGAACCATGCCCATGTTTTTCATAATCTGCGCAGAGAAGCGTGCTACTGCGTTATCTCCGTAGAGTTCCTCTAATACCCCATCCCAGACTCCTGCGCCTTTGCGAGGATTGTCCGCACACACTCCTCGTTTGATGTGCACCATGTCTGCGCGCTTGATCAGCACTGGGGCTTTGCCAGGCTGGTTATACTGATAATGAGAGAGAAAAGTGTTATCGGCCTCGTCGAGCGGAACAGTCGGCGTTCCTCCATCTCCCGGCCAACGAGGTTGGACTAGAAAGTGGGGAATATGCCAGAGTTCAACGATCTGCCCGGCAAGGTTCCGCACCTTCTTCAAATAGAAATTCCCCATCCACCACTCGAAGCCCAGCACGAGACAGTAGTCGGCCCAGATCGAGAAAGGGTTAGGACGACGGATGAGATCTGCAGCGATATGCTCAGGTTCGATCTGTTGCGCGCCTTTGTTGTCAGGTTTAGTTACGACTGGGAGCGCTTCAGCGAGACTGATGCCTGTGTAGTTAGCGACCGCCATGACGAGGGATGAACCGTCGAGTCGGCCTAGATCGGCACGGCGATCGACTGTGCGATAACTCGGCCACTGCGTCCAGTAGTAGTCAGACCAGCCTTGAGCGCGCCCGTAATCAGGACGCTCATCGGCGCGTACTTGCGAAGCCTTCGTCTCGATATCGCCGAGCATCTTGACAGGGAAGGGATCACGGAGTTGTATGACCGCGTCAGTTAGTTTCTCGATGAAGTTTCGGGACATGGGATGGTTATCAGAGTCGTCAGTAGATAGTTGACCAATCAGGCCGCGCCAGCTTGGAAAACGCACCACTCGCCGCGTCAACCTGATCATCATGCGCGCCATTTGGAAACCCTGTCAATTCATTTCTAAACGGCACATTCCAAGAAGCTTTCACAATTCTCACATTCTTCGCCTCACATTGCGATGCGAGAGGATCAGCGCGCGTAGTCTTATCCGCCTTCGCCATTTCAGTGTGGACGCTGTAGCCTGCGAGCAGTCGCACAATGTTATCAATCACCTCGACTGCAATGCCGGGAACTTTCTCGATCCAGAGGGGAATCTGCCCGTACTTGGATAGATCACTCTCGGCTACATCCTTCATCTTTTGATTACGATCGCCCGGCGACCACTGACCGCGCTCTATGTCCTCGACGTAGAAGATCCCCTCATGCTCAGCCATGAGACAGCCGACTGTGTAATCGGCCTTTGTCGAATCACTCCCGCCCAGATCCCAGTAGCGGACTCGCTTAGCTGCGACTGGAACGGCGCTGACTTCGTGAGCGAGATCGGCGAGCTTGAACATCCCACCTTCACGAGCCGCTGGACGTTGGCGATAGAGAGCGTTCCAGTAGTAGGAGCCGATGCGCTTCTCGATCTTGCGGAGTTTTTCGACTGGATAACGTTCCGGACAGAGAGCTTCACCAACTTTGCGCTCATCAGGCTCAAGTGTGCAGGTGGGTGGGATGACGAGTGGCTCCGCTTCCTTAATTGCTTCTAAGCACACGATATGCCAGTGCTCGGGTTGTTCCTCGTATTCCTGCGAGAGTAGCCAACCCGGCAGATCCATCTCGTTCCAGCGCGTCGCCATGATGCCGATCGCCCCGCCCGGTTCTTCGCGCGTGTAGAAGGTTGATTGATACCACTCGCGCTGGCCTTGGTTGACTACGATGGATTGGGCT